GTGGAACTACGAAGGATACATTGATTCTTATGGAATACCTGTATTCGACACACCGAAAACAGCTAAACATGGGCCAAAAGGTGAAAAAATAGAAATTGGAGTTATAAAATATTGGGAAAACGAAGTAGAAGGTTTAAAAGAAGATCAAAATGGTTTAAATGAATTCTACAGACAGTTTCCTCGAACAACACAACATGCATTTAGAGATGAATCTAAAGCATCTTTATTTAATCTAGTTAAAATATATGAACAAATAGATTTTAATGAAGATTCAAAAAGTTATAATATGGTTACCAAAGGATCTTTCCAATGGGAACACGGTGTTAAAGATACCAAAGTTTTGTTTATGCCTAATGAACATGGTAGATTTAATATTTCATGGGTACCTCCTATTCAATTACAAAACAATGTAATAATGAAAAATGGAGTAAGATTTCCAGGTAATAAACATACTGGATGTTTTGGGTGTGACCCTTATGATATATCAGGAACTGTAGATGCAAGAGGATCTAATGGTTCTTTACACGGACTTACAAAATTTTCTATGGAAAACGTACCTCCAAATATGTTTTTTTTAGAATATATATCAAGACCACAAACTGCTGAAATATTTTTTGAAGATGTTTTAATGGCTTGTGTGTTTTATGGAATGCCAATATTAGCGGAAAATAATAAACCTCGACTTTTATATCATTTTAAAAGAAGAGGATATAGAGGGTTTTCTATGAATAGACCAGATAAACTATTAATGAAACTTTCTGTTACTGAGAGAGAGATAGGTGGCATACCAAATTCAAGTGAAGATATTAAACAAGCCCATGCTGCTGCAATAGAATCTTATATAGAAACTTATGTAGGTAATTTAAACTTAAAGTATGGGGATATGTATTTTCAAAAAACATTAGAAGATTGGGCTAAATTTGATATAAATAATAGAACCAGACATGATGCTTCTATTAGTTCAGGACTAGCTATAATGGGTTGTAATAAAAATATGTACAAACCTATATATAAAAAAGAAATAACTCCTACGCCATTAGGTTTTAAAAAATATAATAATAAAGGAGGTTTTTCTAAAATAATAAAATAAATGATAACATACAATTACGCAGGTTCATTTCCCAGTCAGGTAGTACCAGACGCGGAAAAGCAAACAATGGAATATGGTTATGCAGTAGGTAGAGCCATCGAAGGAGAGTGGTTTTCTGGAGATAGAGGAGGTATGGGAAATAGATACCAAAATAGTTGGTTAAACTTCCATAGATTAAGATTATATGCTAGAGGAGAACAACCTGTGCAAAAATATAAAGATGAATTAGCTGTAAATGGTGATTTATCTTATTTAAATTTAGATTGGAAACCAGTACCTATTATACCTAAATTTGTTGATATAATAGTTAATGGAATGTCTCAAAGAATTTTTGACATAAAAGCTTTTGCTCAAGATCCAGATTCTTTAAAAGAAAGAACAAAATATGCTGATGCTATTATGCGGGATATGTATGCAAAAGAAATGATAAAAGCTACGCAAGAAGCCACAGGTATGGATTTATTTAATTCAGCTGATCCTAATAATATACCTGAAACTCAAGAAGATTTAGACTTACATATGCAGCTTAGTTATAAACAATCTATAGAAATAGCAGAAGAAGAAGCTATTGATAGTGTTTTGCAAGCTAATAAATATGAGTTGGTTAAAAAAAGAATGATGCAAGATTTAACCATAATTGGAATTGGAGCTGTTAAAACAAACTTTAATTTAGCTAATGGTATAGATGTAGATTATGTAGATCCTGCTAATTTAGTATATTCTTACACAGAAGATCCAAATTTTGAAGATATATACTATGTAGGTGAAGTTAAATCTTTAAGTTTAGTAGAGGTTAAAAAACAATTTCCATGGTTAAGTGATGTGGAATTAGAAAAAATACAAAAATTTCCTGGAAATGCTAATTATACTAGAAATTTTTATGCTCAACAAGATTCTTATAACCAAGTACAAGTTTTATATTTTGAATATAAAACGTATAGTAATCAAGTGTTTAAAATAAAACAAACAGAACAAGGACTAGAGAAAGCTTTAGAAAAACCAGACACGTTTAATCCACCTGAAAGTGATAATTTTGAAAGAGTAGGAAGAGCTATAGAGGTTTTATATACTGGTGCTAAAATACTAGGCCATGAAATGATGTTAGAATGGAAAATGTCAGAAAACATGACACGACCTAATTCTAATATTAGTAGAGTTAATATGAATTATTGTATATGTGCTCCTCATATATATAAAGGTATGATTGAATCAACTGTTAGTCGTATAACTGGATTTGCAGACATGATTCAGTTAACCCATTTAAAGTTGCAACAAGTATTATCTCGCATGGTACCTGATGGAGTTTTTGTAGATGTAGATGGTTTAGCAGAAGTTGATCTAGGTAATGGAACAAATTATAATCCAGCAGAGGCATTGAATATGTACTTCCAAACTGGTAGTATTGTAGGTAGATCTATGACTCAAGAAGGAGATATAAATAGAGGTAAAGTTCCTATTCAAGAACTACAAACATCTTCAGGAGGACAAAAAATAGCTAGTTTAATTCAAACATATCAATATTATTTACAAATGATAAGAGATGTGACCGGATTAAATGAAGCCACAGATGCTAGTACCCCAGATGTTAAAGCTTTAGTAGGATTACAAAAAATAGCAGCGGCTAACTCTAATACAGCACTAAGACATATAATGAAAGCTGGTTTATATGTAACATTGAGAATATGTGAAAATATTTCATTAAGAATTGCAGATGTATTACAGTACCCTTTAACTAGGGCTGCTTTAATGGATTCAATTTCCGCATATAACTCAGGAACATTAGAAGAATTGCAAGATAAAAACCTACAAGATTTTGGTATATTTTTAGAATTAGAACCGGATGAAGAACAGAAAATGATGCTTGAACAAAATATTCAAGTAGCATTAGCTTCAGGAGGTATTGATTTAGATGATGCTATTGATATAAGACAAGTTAAAAATTTAAAACTTGCTAATCAATTATTAAAACAAAAACGTAAGGAAAAATTAGAAAAAGATCAAGCTCAACAAGAGCAAAACATTCAACTTCAAGCTCAAGCTAATGCCAAAGCAGCTGAACAAGCTACTTTAGCAGAGATGCAAAAACAACAAGCTTTAGCTGAAACAGAAGTTCAAATAGAGCAAGCTAAATCTCAAATGGAAATTCAACGGATGCAAACAGAAGCTACCATTAAGAAAGAATTAATGGCTGAGGAGTTTGGTTATAATATGCGATTAGCTGAAATAAAAGCTGGAGCAGAAACTAAAAAAGAAGGAGAAATAGAAAACAGAAAAGATAAGAGAATTAAAATGCAAGGAACTCAAGAATCTCAGTTAATACAACAAAGAAAGAACAATTCTTTACCAACTGATTTTGAATCCGCAGGTTTTGATTCATTAGGTGGATTTGGATTAGAACAATTTGAACCACGTTAAACTATTTATTAATTATTTAATTATATTATATTATGTCAGAAAACACAAAAACAAATGAGCCTGTTAAACAAGAAGGTGACTTTAAATTAAAAAAGAGAAAAACACCTAAAAAATTAACAGCTCCAGAAGAATCAATCAAAATTGATATGGAAGCAGTAAAAAAAGCTTCTGAACCAATAAAAATAGATTTAACTAAAAAAGAAAATAAAGATGCCATTCAAGAACAAAAAACAGAGGAAAGCGTGTTACGCGAAAAAGGATCCGAGATGGGATTGCAAGAAGTGGGACAAACACACGAAGGGACCACTGAGAATGTTATTGAAGAAATACCAGTAACTGAAGCAGATAAAAAAGCTGAAGAAAAGAAAAAGGAAGAAAAGAAGGTAAAAGAAGAAGTACAACAAGTACAACCACCTGTGAAACAACTACCTGAAAATGTAGATAAACTTGTTTCATTTATGGAAGAAACTGGAGGAACGGTAGAAGATTATGTAAGATTAAACGCTAATTATGAAAATATTGATAATGAAGCGTTATTAAGAGAATATTACAAAAATACTCGTCCACATTTAACTTATGATGAAGTTAACTTTTTATTAGAAGATAATTTTAAAGTAGATGAAAATGTAGACGGAGATCGCGAGATGAAAAAGAAGAAACTCGCGTATAAAGAAGAGGTTGGAAAAGCCAAAAGTTATTTAAACGATCTTAAAGATAAATATTACGATGAAATCAAGTTGAGACCCAACGTAAGTAAAGATCAAAAAAATGCTATGGATTTTTTCAATCGAT